TTGACGGCCTTGTTCTTCGATTCGTCGAAGAGGTTGCGTGTCATCTTCGGTCCCTTCTTGGAGGTGTCCATGTTGTCGTGTGTGAGTGCCGGTTCCGACGCCTCCGTGAGGGCCTGGGTGACTGCCTCGGTGACGATGTCATCGATGACGCTGTTGACGGCCGTTTGCTGGTCGTCGTTGAGTGTGGCAAGTACTTCTCCCACAGTGCCTTCCGCAGGTGCATCGACCTTGGCAGCAGGCTTGTCTGCCGGCTTGTCAGCAGGCTTATCTGCCGGCGGGGTCTCGGCCGACTTGACGTCGTCATGCTGAATCTCGAAGCCGACGATGAACATGTTCTCGTCCGCATCCAGGTCGCCGTGCATGAGCACATTGGACACATTGGCTCCGGGATTGGACCCGGCCAGAACGAGGCTGGTTTCCTGAATGATTCCGTCGTGGACCATGTAGCCCTTCTCTTGAAGGTCTTTGGCCCAGACCGAGTACTTGTCGAGGTCCTCGTGCTGAACAGCCATCTTGGCCGCCAGAGCAGTCGGACTTCCGTTGAGGTATGAGTCTCCCCAGATGCCATCTTCCTTCTTGGAGAGGATGGTGTGTCCGAGAACTTGGTTGATGTCGGTGTGATTGTGCTGGTAGACCAGGGGGACCTTCAGCCCATCCTGATGCGCGAAGGCGGCGTGGGCGATCGTTCGACCATCGGCACACTTCAGGTTGTACTTGGTCACGTAACCAGAGAAATCAGGTTCCATTTTGAACGTCCTTCCTTACTTCTTTGCCCGGCGTTTGCCGATGTAGTCGATGGGCGTTTTTGATTCGGCCTGGATAGCCTTCGAGTTGTCCTTGATGCCGTCGATGACTCTGCTACTGACATACTTGCCAGCTACAGCAGCAGCAACCGTTGCAAGTTCCTTTTCCACCGTGCCGAGAAGGGTTTTTTTCGCAGTAGCTGCAAGCCAACCAGGCTGCGTTTCATTCAGCTTGTTGACCTTGGCCACGGCCTCAGTGCGGGCGTTGAAGAACTTGAGATCCACATCGCTCATGTCTTTGGCTTTGCCAGCCTTGCCCTGTGCTTGTAGCCGGGCATAACGCTGGGTGGATGATTCAGGATCATCATCAACTGACTTCTTAGCTACCGGGATAATGGGTCTAACCGCAACGTCTCGCTTGACTGCGGCTACCTTGAGCTGCGACGATGATCGACGGACACCCCACTTCATCCCTCGGACACCGTAATCGACCTTGTCCTGGGGTTCAACGGAGACCATCGCGAGGTGATCCTTCATTCAGGCTCCTCCTCCTCGGGCGAGGTCGATGACGGAACAGCCGGCGGGCCACCAGTCGCAATCTTCTGGTCTTCATCCGGCATGTTGGGGTTCTGAAGCTTGTCAGCACCGGGTTGGTTGGACGGACGGTATCCGATCTTGGGCCGGAACTCATTCGCCGTGACAACCGCATTGCGAATCAACTTGTCAGCTACCTCAGCCAACTCGTCGATCGGAATCAGCTTCAGTGGATCGCGGTAGATCTCAATGGAATGCCGTTGAGTAATAGCAGTCTTAGTGAGGAACTTCCGCTTGATCTCCAGAGACGTGCCGTTGGCGACAGGCTCGATGGTACGATCGAAGTAGTTGTTCATGGTCTTCTGATCCGCCGTGCCGTTCATGATCTCCTGGGTTATGCCGAGTTCAGACATCACCGCTTTGGCGAGGTACTCGATTTGGTCCAGAAGCTTGTTCTCAACTGGTCGATTGAGTTGGATGACCTTCTCGGAGATGTCGATGTAACCGATACCGAGTTCGTCATCCTTCAACTGATTGCGCAAGAGATCACGACGTTCCGTTGCCTGCTTCTCTCGGCTTGCATGCCGAACGCTGTAAGGCAATTGGAGAATCAAATCCAACTTACCCGAGCCTGCCGCTTCGTCTATAGAGTCGAGGAGGTTCAACTTGGTGATGAGTCGTTGAAGAAGCCCGTTTGGCTCATTCATCACCGTGTAGAACGGATTCTCCTGCAGAACGACAATGTCTTTAGGCACTGTCATCTGCTTGACGATCCCGCCATTCACTGGTTGACCGTCCTTGTCGACTTGACGATCGTCATACACGTTGAGAGTGACGTGTTGTGGGTGCCATGCCGCGACAGTGCCCACACGCAATTGCCTGATGTCGTAACTGGCGCTTGCCAGTGGATCCATGTTGGCTTCTACGGGTACAAGAGCAGCATGACCTTGCTCGAAGAGCGTCATTGCAAAGTCAATCTTGAGAGCCGCTGAACTCTGATCGATGTTGGGATTCAACGTCAAACAGTTGTGAAGATCGTCTCGCACTATCTTCGATGCAACGTCATTCTCGTCCAACAGACAGTGCATGAACTCCACTGTACTGTAATCCACCGCTAGACGATTGTAGATCGAACCAATGAACGACCGATCGCTGAAATAACGAGCTGGAGAACGACCGCTCCGAGGGCTCTGCGTGTAGCCGCCCCCATAACTGCTGTCCATAGGCCCGTCTTTGAACAGGTTCCAACCGTGCTTGAGCGATCTGATGACTCGTCCCATCTCTCACCTCCTTATTCAAACTGGTCGGGGTGCGCCTTGAATGCAACGTAAGCGTCCATCCAGGCTGACACATTGTCGATCTTCTCGTCATTGCGGCGTTTAACGAGCTTGCGGTTTCCGTTTGAGTCTTCCCAAATCATGCAATTACCCATAGTGAACTGCATGATCTTCTCGTCGAAACGAACCAGACCAGCGTTTGCTTGGGTCTTCATCTCACCTAGTGGCACTGATTCTGTCCGTGCACCTTGAATAACCTTCTCGACGCCATACGGACCCCAGTCTCGTTCGTATCGCTCCATGAACGACTTAGAGTTGTATGTGTCGAAGCCAAGGGTACGAATGTCGTACCTGCGCTCCATTATCCACGCATATAGGTCGTCGTAGACGTCCATCATGTCCAGCACAGAGCCCTCGAATATGATGAGGGTGCCCTCCGCTATGAACTGCTCGTACTTAGCCCTCTTGGACCCTGGAAGAAGCTCTAGAGTGCGACGAGTGATATAGCTTCGGGTCTTGATGCCAAACTCCTCGCGCGGGAGCGGGAACAGGAATGTGAATGCACAGAAGTCATCACCACGGGACAAGTCCACGCCCAAAGAGCAAGGCATGTTGTCGAATCGAGTTGAAATCAACCGATCGAACGTAGGAAGAGTCTCTTCGTAGGTGAAGTAGAAAGTAAAGCCCTCCATCGGAAGACCGAAGCGCTTCGCCAGAATTTCATTCCTGACAGACGGGAATAGCTCCGCTCTTTTGACATCAGCCTCGTACGTGTCGTAGGAGACGGTCTTGTTGATGTTGGGTTGGGCCTTGATCCACATCCGAGGGTTCTTGACCTCTTGGACAGTGTCGAGCTTATAGTGCCAGATAGACACATTAGGCTGATCGAGGTCACCTTTGAGGATGGCTTGCAACTCGATCTTGATATCGTCTCCGACACCATTCCGAATCGTGCCCTCAGACGAGATCGCCACAAGAATGGGATCTTCAAACTTAGATGCGCCCTGCATGAGAGCCGTGACGACGTTTTCACGGGTGTCTCCCGAAAGCCACTCGTCCACCGAGTTGTACTTGGTTCGAAGACCCTGTACCTTGTCAATGGTCATAGGTCGAATCTCAAGCACCGAGTTAGTTAGAAAGTTCTCAATGCCTCGCTTAGTTGACGCAAGCTTCTGCCGACCTGATCTGGCTCCTGTTGTGTTGTTCAGAGAACCAGAGGTGAGAAACTCAAACAACGGTCCCTTATGACGTGTGATCGCGGTCTTGATTGGCATCAAAACCTCTTCGGCCTGCTTCATAGTAGGCGCGACTGTGACCTGATGCGTGGTTGAGCGATCCACCGTGAGGAAGAACGCTTGAAGGAAAGCCACGTACATTGACTTGGCCCCACCACGAGCCACAATCAGGTACTGGGTGTCACGAAGTCGTTTCTTGATGACCTTCATGACGAAGCCACCGACTTCTTCGTCCCAGCGTTCACGTTCTACAAATATGAACCAGCTAAGAAGGTCCTCCGCCCACAGTTTAAACGAGTCCAACATGTGGACATCGCCGCCATCTGTGAGGGTCAGCTCCTCTTCACAGAACTCGATGAACCCATCGATCGCCTTAGGGTCGTAGTAGACATTAGGGTCACGAATAAGCCAATCGATGCGCTGCATCTGAAGCGAGACTTCTTCACAAACAGGTATCTCGCCTCGGAGGACCTTCTCTCTAAAAGCCGCGTAGTGAACCGGAACGGCGGTGTTGCTGAGCATGGGTTACCCGTAGTCAGCGACGACGTTCAGACGGAATTCCAACTCTTGCTTTTGACGGTTCATGCTCTCTGTCACGAACCCCGAATCGGGAGGATCGAAAGCCAACTTCGCACAGAGGAAGATGTAGCTCTTGACGGAATTGAGGCGAGGGTCATCAAAGAACTCATCCCATGTGTTCCCGGAATCAGTGATCTCGTATCCTTCGATCGGACCCACCCCAAGTTGAGTCAGCGTACCAAAGACGCCGTTGATGAAGATGATGATGTCGACATCGAATGCCGTGTCTCCTTCTGTGTGGCCAAGCATGTGCTTGACGTCTGTGAGAATGCTGCTCATGGCTTCCCTCCTTTCGTTACTGGGTTACGTGACTAGGGTTTTCGTTTGAGATGCGGAGTGTCTGGCGTTGGCGGCACGATATGATCATCATGCACATACGGCACGCACTCAGTTCTCGGTTTGATCTTGTCGTACATCTCGGATCTGAATTCGTTGACCCGATCGATGAACAAGTTGAATTGCACGATCTCACTATCTGTAAATGGCGGGCTACCCACGGGTCTTTCAGTAGAGCTAGACGACAACGTATGAATAGCGTCGACGGTCTGTCTCAAAACATCCCGTGTCTCCTGAGTAGCATGACAGACGGAGATGAGTTGCTGTTTGGTGTTGATTTTTGCAGTCGTAACTGCTTGTTGGCTCGCGAAGGCTGCGTATGCCACTATCGCGATCACCACTAACATCGCAGTGTGGTTGAATGTGAACCAACCAAGATCCACACGCCCATGTTGGTTCTTTTTACGTTCGATGACGAGCATCGTATGGACCTCATCTTTGATCACTTGGAGGTACCGGACGATGTACCCGAGTACAAGACCGACCGAACCACCAATAATGAAACCCAGCACAACATCTCCGTTAGGCATCGTCCATCTCCCGAGCAATCTGAAGTGGAATCGCCGATGGATATCGAGGTTCTCTTCGTGATTGAGATCGTTGACTCGGAACGGATGCCGATGGTTGCGCAGAACGTATGAGCTCAAGCACTTCATGAAGGTCATCGTTGATCTTGTGGAGATATCGGACGATGCACCCGAGTACAACGCCGATCAAACCACCAACGATAAGCGCCGCAACAAGTTGGATATCGGGCATCATCCACCTCCTTTGGTGGTATTTTTCGTGCCGTTACCTGTCTTGGTTATAGCTTTCCTCTGTGTGAGGATGAATGTGAGAATCGCACCTACGCCTGTAGCCGCCAAGGGGTTCTCACCCAAAGAGTCCAAGCCTATTGCGGGGGCGAAGAGCATCAGAACTGCTCCGCCCACCCCGACCCAGAAGAGGACATTGAATTGCCATTCCTTCAGCATATTGCCCCCATCTGGGTCGGGCCGTAACTACCGGAGGATGGTCTTGATGGTCAGATTGATCTTGTCGCGTTGCTTCCTGACTTCGCCCGTCCGACCTCCGTCGACAGCCTCGTTCAACAGGCCCATCTTCAAGACACGACGTTTGTGGAAGGTCGCCTTGAACTCTTTGACGTTGGTGTTCTTCTCGTCGACAGGCAAGTCTTCGACTGCCTCTTCGATCGCGTTCACCTTGCGCGCGAGGTCACGTCGGCCGGCATCCAAGAGACGATCGAGAATCTTGACGTCCCAGTTGGGACGGGACTCTCGGAAGTTCTTGAGACGAGCCGATCCAACAGGCTTCCGATCGGTTTTGGCCGGAACATCCAGCACCACACCATTGAGCATCGTGGCACCGAAGCTGAACTTGTCGCCCCAGTGCTCACCGAAGTAGCTTCCACGTACAACGACGACCTCATTGGACTTGACTGAGTTGGTCTCGGTCAAGATGTCGTCGAGGAGATCGGGATCACCTCCCTTGACACGACCGATCATGGTGACGATGTGACCGTAGGGGTTGTCATCGCCGATGGTGTCGAAGAACAGAACCATCCCTCGACGAAGATCACGGATTCGATGGACTCGGTGACTTGACGGGGTCGCATCCTGAGCCTGCTTGGCAGTGCCGTACTTGGACCCGATGTTACGCGCAGTTCGGCAGACCTTCAAGCACATGGCGTCGGGATCGAAGCCGATTTGTGAAGTGGTCTGGTTGTTTCGGTACCACCCGAGA